ATCAGAATTGCGGTGAGAGTTCGGTCAGTAATGAGCGATACGTACAATCTTCTGTCCTTGGAGGTGCGCCCCGTGAGTGTACAAGCCGGGATACTAGAGATACAAAGAGTTTTGTGAGAAACTGCGTTGGAAAACCAACAACAAAAGCGAGAAGTGGGTCACGCCCAGTAAATCAACTCAAATTTGGGTTGTTAGGAGGAATGTCTGATCATTCAGGCATGAGGATTGATTCGGATCCTCCCACACCCCAACCTTGGGGTTCACCAGAGCTAAACAATCCCTGGCTCGAGGGTGAAAGCACTAATCGGTACTATGATTCCGAAGATGAACAGAAACAACCAATCTTGAGGATCGTGGAAAGGAACTTTAGTCAACAAAGTTCATTAAGTACCCAGTCCAGTAAGAAAAAGCAAAGTATCAAGAAAAGTGCTAAAAAGGCCAAGAAGACCCAAGCTGTTAAGAATTCGATTTTGGAAGAAAATCAAAAACAGCAGGGTGATAGGGATGCTAAAAGACAAAACCTGTTAGAGCGAATTGATGAATTAGAAGAACAACTTGATCCTCACAAGATGCGTAGGAAAGCGATCGAAAGAGGAGAAATAGTTGGGTTAAATCTTATTGTCAACCCTTGGGAAGCTAGTAATCTCAAATGGGTTCGCTTAGGAGATGTTCACGGTGACGGTGACATCTATTGGCAGGTTCAGTCTCATCATTACATAAACGATTACTGGATATATAATGGACTAGCTAGAGAACCAAGACGAAATGAATGTATTTTTGGGTCTGAAAGTTTTTCAGGGTATAAGGGAATCTATTTTCCTGTTGAAATGCCCCGATCAACTATAGGCCAAACTTGGCATGATCAAGACTTGGTTAGAGAGGCTGTCCAGCTTGCAGTACTAGAGGTGACTCGTCTCGGTAAATGGGATAACAAATTGTTGTTAAACCATAGTATGGCTTACATTCGTAAGCATGTTCTGCCTTGGCCTGGTGCTGAAAGAGACGTCATGGATGTTGTTATGTCTGAACAAACGGTGGTTTATCGCACAACTGTGTTGGAGCAAATTAATCAAAGCCGAATTAGACATAATGAACTAAGCGTCGCTTCCAATCTTCTTAAACATAAGAAGGTTGAAACTAGTAGTCTCGCTTATCGTGATGTAATGGATGGAAACTTGTCTCGATATGTTACTGGTGATATGGAATTAAATCTGACTAACAAATTAGTCAGAGCTGCATCATTTGTTGTGCCAACAGTGATGACAGTGTCCTGGTTGTTACGTGTTGCTTTCACCAAACAAACATCAATTAAACAAGTTTCCTCAGAATTTTTCCTCCTTGGAGCTGGGGTTGGAACAATATATAAATTGTGCTCTAATTATGTTGACCGTTCAATGATGGTGGCTAAGTGCGCCAACGAAGACGGACCTTCCAACATAACGATGAGACCATTGAGTGCTTTGTCTCTTTTAGCCAAATGTTCTGGCCAAAGAGAGGTTAAGTGTGTTAAAGGGCTTACAAAGCCTACGAATTACGACATAACTTGTGAGGACAAGCCGGTCGAAATCTATGGATGCACTATCAAAGACGCTAGTATTGTAACCCCCCTTCCTTGTTCCCATAATCAATATAATGCCTTTGCCATCAGAATGTTTTTTCCTCGAGAATCCAAGTCATCCGCAGTAGCGGAATTTATGGATTGGTTCAGAGGAAACATCATACCCAAATTGTTTAGAAATGGGTTTAAGATGTATTCTGATGAAGAAGCTTTGTCCAGAATTCGAGGGCCTCGCCTTCGTGCAATTAAAGCTGCTGAGCCTTGTTGTCATTTGGATAAAACTTCTTCAACAATAGACTCTTTCGTTAAGAGAGAAGTTTATGTTGGCAAGAATCCCCACAATTTCAAGCCTCGTATGATCAATGGACGTAGAGTACCTTTTCTCAAAAGGGTAATGACTATGATGTATTCTGTTTGCAAGTCCATTGAAAGCTCGTTTGGATTGTTCGATGATGTCACTATAGATAGTGGTTATTCTGCCACAGAAGTTGCTGAATTAGCTGATTCTTGTAGCAGATTTAAGCATCTTGTCGAATCGGACGTTTCCAATTGGGATGGGTCGTTAGGGCCTTTCTTTAGACAGCTTGAACTTGAAATATTTGAAGCTTGCCCAGGTTATTTGGAGTGGTTAAATGAACTCAAGTTGATTTGGAAAGAAACAGATATCGTGGGTAAGCATGGATTTAAAGCTTATATGAATTGGGGAAGAAATTCTGGAGAAGTAGTCACATCCACTTTCAATAGTGTTTTCAATTTGTCATTGGTCCTCTATTTATCCCAAAAACTCAAAGCTAGATCCAAAGTTGTTGTCAAAGGAGATGACAATTTCTTTGGAATAACTGCTTGGGATGAAGCCAAAGCCCAC